TGTTATCTCTGAATTAGAAGAGGATGTAGACAACGTAGATGCTAAGTATATCTTGAATATGATTCAGAATGAGTTATCAAGAGAAATATCAGGATATAAAGATTCTCTCCCTAAAGAGATTAAGGATCTTATAGACAACTACGAAGAAGGAGTTCCTCTATCACAAATCATAGATGCTAAATCTAAGAAGATAGAATACTCTTCGATAACACAAAAACAATTACTTGCAGACACACGTTTGCAAGAAAAGATAATTAGAGAAGGCTTGACTGAAAAAGGATTCACTGAAGAACGGATAAACAAGTACATAAAACGTTTGACCGATCTTGATGACATGGAGGACGAGTCTCTATCTATGCTTGAAGAAGCAAAAATTAAAGCTAAAGAAAAGGAAGACCTTATTATTAAGCAAGCAAAAGAGAATATAAAGACAGCAGAAGAATCAAGGCAACGGCAGTTTGATATGTTGAAAGATGATGTGTTTAAAACAGCAGAAATCATCCCTGGCATATCGATAAATAAAAAAGACCAGGAAACGATTTTTAAGAGCATGACAGAAGTGGTTGATCAGGATTCTAATAACAATCCGCTGAATGCCGTTATGCGAACAAGAGCTAAGAACCCGTTAGCATTTGAGAAAGCAGTTCATTATTATCATTCTTTAGGCTTGTTTAACATTGATGAAAACGGTAGATTTACTCCAGACTTCTCGAAAGTAAATAGAGTGTCCAAAGCAAGGGCAATCGACGAACTTACGACTACGTTAGAGAATAAGAAGCCATTAGCATCAGGTCAACCTACAAGAGAGCAATACAGCGCAGGAAAAGACAACGGACAATTAAATGCTTTAAAAGAGCTATTGGGGCGGTCTTCTTTCGGCAAATAACTTTTTTAAAACATTAAAGTATGTTAATTTCCCCATTACAAAAGTACGAGCCCAAAACATGGAGCGGGCTGACTACTGAAAACCATTTGGGAGCTTTGTTTGGACAAGAGCCAGAACTTATCTCAAATGTTATCGAACAAATTTATAAAGTGAATTTAGGTGGAGACGATGTTGTGTCGTTTCTAAATCGCTTTCCAGTAGAATACATAAAAGACGATGTTCCTTTCAGATGGATGCTTCAAGGCGCTGACGAAAAGAATTATCCTATTCAAGACTACTGGGCAGACGAAACATTCGCATCCAAGCCCACTAAACCAGGCGTAGGCCGTAGCTCTTTCTGGATTGTTTTTCAAGAAAAAGTATTTTCTGCTACAGACGTACTCGTTGGTGAGAAAACAGAGATTTATAAATTACGCGTAGAAACTGATCCAGTTCGTATTGGAAACCGTTGGGCGTTTAAAGTAAAACTCGTTACTGGTGATGATAATTTGTTCGTTCACACAGATGAACTTGCTGCAGGTAAACTGTACAGCAAAGACTACTCTCTCGTAGAACAAACTCTGTCTAAAAGAGGTGGCGGCGTAAGCCATACTTCTCCGTTCATGATGGAGAACACTCTTTCTATGATTCGTAAAGAGTATGAAGTTCCTGGTAATATGATTAAGAAAGGCGAGAATAAACCACTTGCATTCTCCTTCGTAGACGAAAAAGGAAAACTTCAGACTACTTGGTTGAAGAAATTAGATTGGGACTTCTTGACTCAGTTCAGACGTGAAAGAGCCCGCTTGTTACTGTATGGTAATTCAAACAGAATGGCAGACGGCTCCTTTGGTAACGTAGGAGAATCTGGTTATGAGATTCGTGCAGGTCACGGATTGTACGACCAAATGGCTCCATCCAATACATTCTACTATAACGATTTCGATATCGATTGGTTGACTCAGGTAGCTATTGGCTTATCTGTTGGTAAACTTCCTGAAGATTCGAGACGTTTTGTATTATCTACTGGAGAATACGGTATGTACCAATTCCATAGAGCAGTAGAAGCTAAGGCATCCAACTGGACTCCTAACTTCTCTCAAGACAGGATTAAAATCTCTGGCAACAAGATGACTTATCAAGGACAGTTCCTCGAATATCGCGCCGTAAACGGTATTGTATTTGAGTTGATGCACGATCCTATGAAAGACAATCCTGTTCGTAATAAGATTTATCATCCTGAAGGAGGTTTGGCATCTTCTCGTGAATATGACTTGTTAGACTTTGGAACTGCTAATGGCACTCCAAACATCCAACGTGTTGCGTTAGAAGGTGAAGAAGAAATCTTCAGATACATTCCTGGTCTACGTGACCCCTATAGCCCATACAACAACACCACTTCTCCTTCTATGGCAGCAAGTTCGGTAGATGGCTATCAGGTAATTCGTGCTTTCATAGGCGGTATTAGAATTACTAACCCTATGCGTACAGCACGCTTTAAGCCTTCAATCCTTTATTAATAGAAGGCATTTTATTTTATATTATAATTCAGGCCGCTTACAATTCAGTAGGCGGCTTTTTAAAATTTTAAATTATGGCAGTAAGTAGAGCAAAAAAAACAGATGTTTTAATTAACAAAAAGATTAAATTAGTTCCTGTTATTAGAGAAGGGGGAATGAATCCAAAAGGACATGACGGAGAATTCATGTACACTGGTACGGTAATGAGATTTGTAGTTCCTTTCAATTTAAAGAAAGGTCGCTTAGAGTTTCCATTAAATGAAACAGAACGCGAAGTATTAGAGGCAGAATTAGACCAGGACTTGAATCCCTACAAAAAGGAAAACAATTTTTGGAGAAGTTATGAGATTATAATTCGTAAAGATGAATCATTAATGTTTGATGGTATGGTATTAGATTTATCAGACCCTATTGACTTTGTTAAATACAAAGTATTATTGGTTCAGCCAGAAGTAGCCCCATCATGGGAAGAACGTTACGATAAAGGAGAATACAGATTTGCTCTTATAGATATTAATGAAGTTGTCAATGAAGACGCTGCAAATATCGATAAGAAAAGTAAAGCATATGTATATCTTGATAACATCAAACATTCTCATCAGAAAATGTCAGATGTGTTAAGAGCTTTTGGAAGAAAACAAAGTGCGTCTACGACTTTAGAGTTTATGAAAACAGAGATAGATAAGTTGATTAACAACAAGACTACTCTCAATAAGCTTATTGATTTAATAGACGATCCAGATCACGATATGAAGATTTTCATAAATGAAGCTGTAGATTGTGGAGCAATATTAGTAAATAATGGAAGATACACTATTCCTGGTGGGGACTTCATTAACTCTACAGACCCTACCTTATACGGTACAGTAGCCAAGCTTAATGAATTAAAAGCTATTACTGACGAAGTATTTATGAAGATACATGCTCAAGTAAAACAATCTCGATAATGAATAGTCTTGAATTGTACAATAACTTTTTATTAGAATATGATATAAACGGCAGTCAAGCGGCTGCTGGTTTTTCTGATGATGAAATTTATATGTTTTTAACAAAAGGACAGTTATATGTCATGGGGCAATTAGAGTCAGGCCCAACAGCCGACCTAAGCGAGTTGATATTTTCTATATCCACTGGCGTTACCAATGATGTTATGACATATGAGATTCCTAATGTAAAAGTGAGTACAGTTTCATCATTTCCAGATATATATAAGTTCGTTAATGGCACAGCATTAGTGACAAGAACAGGCCTACTTCCTACTCGTGGATTTAATTCTTATGTCCCAGTAAAGAAGATAGATGAGGCTCATATAACAAATCTACTACAGACAGAGTTTAATAAACCTATCTTTGAGTGGTTATATTTCTTTCCTAATAGCGATAAACTATTTTTCATCCATGATGCTTACACTACAAATGTGACAATGGTAAAATTAGTATATATCAGAATGCCTAATGACATCACTTCTACATCCAATCCTGAATTAAATGCTAAATATCATAAGGATATAGTAACCTCCGCAGTTAAGATAGCTCAGATTACTACTAACGATATAAGAGCACGTGTTCAAACAAAACAAGAATAACGATGACTAATATAGAAATGCAGTATGAGTTTTCTAAGCTTATACAAGAAATGGATGAGAGTTTTGAATCTATAAAGCGGCCAAGTAGCGAAACTATTTTTCGTATGTTGAATTATGCAATTAACAGGTATATTAAAGAAAAATATCTATCTGGGCCTACTATGGCTCAGAACATACAGCAGGTACAATATAGAGCTGATGATTTGCGTAACCTCATCGTATCTTTTACTACAGCATATCCTGTAACACCATTATCTCCATACACACACTTTATTAAATCCACATTACCAGAGAACTATATGTTCTATATCAGGTCAGACTCTAAGATTCTTAGAAGCGCTATACCTGTTATGACTAATTATGAATGGACTCCAAATAGAGTTGCTAATTATGATGAGATAGATAAGATAGTAACATCGCCAACTAATAAGCCTATACTTAGAATGCCTGTAGTTGTTTTTGAAGGACAGAACATAATGTCTATTCACTTCGACAGGTACACTGTAATCAGCGACGTATCTATAACTTATTTAAGGGTTCCGAAGTTACTTGTGTTAGATTTATATGATGTAACAAAAGAGACAACAGAGTGTGAGTTAGCTATTCACACCCACGAGGAAATCGTAAAGTTAGCCGTTGCCATGTATATAGATGAGTACAAATTTCATTTAAATAGAGGTTCATGATAACAGCTTTAGAGTTGCAATCGGATTTTGAAAACGCTATTCGCAGCCAA